AGCAGCAGCCGAGCCAGTCATAGAGTTTGGGCCGTCAGGGAGATACCGCCTCACAGCGGAAGAAGCCAAACTATTCAGGAGAGTACCTGGGCTGATCGAACTGTTCATCGAACAGAAACAAAAGGAGTGGGGCCGTGTATAACATCATGGACACCATCTTTAATCACATGCCAAGATCAGAATTTTACAGGTCACAAGTTTTTCCTGAACTGTTCCCAAATGAGAAACCTATGCTGGTTGACCAGTGGCCGGCAGAGGACCAGTTGATGTGGTGTGGGCGTGTCGGCCAATAAGGGTCGCATATACTATTATTGGAAGGGAGAGTGATGATGGGTAAATATATGACACCTGAGGATGCCACGTTGGTGGGTAACATCTCAGAGTATGATGAAGATGACGAGTATGTAGAGCCGGAAGCTTGCTACGAGTGCGATTTGTGTGGCGCGGAATTGTTTGATAACTACTGTGATGATTGTGAGGAATACTTTGAGTAACTTTGGTCCGACCGGGGAGATTGTATATAACCGCACCTACAGCAGGGTTAAGGCTGACGGTTCTAAAGAGACTTGGCCGGAAACTGTTAAGCGGGTAGTTGACGGTAACTTGGCTTTGGTGGACTCTAAATATGAGTTGCCTGGTGAGCGTGAAGCATTGAGTAGTATGATGGAAGAGTTTAAGATTCTTCCGGCTGGTAGGCATTTGTGGGCTTCTGGTGTGAAGAACGCTGAGCATTTGTTCAACTGCTGGGTGTCGGGGTGGTCTGATAATCCTGCCGATCATTTCTCTTTCACGTTTATGAGGTTGATGGAGGGTGGGGGAGTTGGCGCATCGTACTCTAATAAGTATCTATCCGCATACCCGACGGTGCAACACTTTTTGAAAGTGGAAATAGTTTGTGATAAAGAACACCCAGACTATGAAACTTTGAAGGAAGCCGGGGTGTTGTCGGACAGGTTTGATCCCGACTGGATGGGTGCGTTCCCGGTAGAAGATTCCCGCGAAGGTTGGGCGGCAGCATTGTCTGATCTGATCGAAACTCACTACCGTGATGGTGTTGTCCACTTCAACCGGGTGTACGACGTTTCCCGCATCCGGCACGCCGGGGCGAAACTGAAAACCTTTGGCGGTACAGCCTCAGGGCCGCTGCCTCTGGCTCAAATGTTGATTAGTGTAGCAGATATCATGTCGGAGGTTGCGGTAACGTCAGGTAAACTAGATGGTATGTCGGCTATGGAAATCGACCACGCTATCGCACAATGTGTAGTGGCCGGCGGTGTCCGTAGGTCTGCTCGTATGGCAATGATGCACTGGGCTGACCCGCAAATCGAACAGTTCCTTACCTGCAAAACAGAGTCCGGTAAACATTGGACAACCAACATCAGTGTGGAGGTTGACAACGTTTTTTGGGAGCAGCAAAACCGTGGCACAGCGTGGCACGCACACAAAATCATGGAAGCAATCTCAACCGGCATGGCCCACAATGGTGAGCCAGGATTTTGGGACTCCTCACTATCCAATGTTGGTGAACCCAATCCGGTAGTGTGCACAAACCCGTGTGGCGAGATTACCTTGCAGGAATGGGAGCCGTGTAACCTTGGGCATGTAAATCTGGCGGGGTTTGTTGGCGACGGGGAAAACATTGATTTGTCGGGTTTGATGTATGCCCACATGTTGATGACCCGGTTTTTGATCCGCGCCACTTTCTCTAAGGTCAGCGACCCTAAGTCGCGGGAAGTGCTGGACCGTAACCGGCGTATCGGAGTAGGGCATTTCGGTGTCGCATCATTCCTCGCAATGGTAGGTATCCGATACTCTGAGGCACACAACCACGATAGGTTCCGCGAACTGCTGTCTGCTCTAGCGGCACAAGTAGATATTTCTGCCGACGAGTTCTGCCACCAGCTACGCATCCCGGTGCCGGTAAAGAAACGGACGGTAGCACCCACCGGTACTATCGCTAAGATGCCGGGTGTATCTGAGGGTGTCCACCCTATTTTCGCCAAGTGGTTCATCCGCCGGGTGAGGTTCAACAAACTAGGTGATGACATGAATCAGGTGTATGATCTTGAATCGAAAGGATACAAGGTTGAGGATGATCTGTATGCACCTAACACTGCTGTTGTTGCTATCCCCACCAAAGATATTTTGATGCAGCAGGTAGCCGACATGTATGGTGATGATTTCGCTGAACAGATCGTTGAGTCTGCGGATGACTTGACACCTAAGGATATGATGGAGTTCCAGGCATTGTACCAGGATTTGTGGGCAGACAATGCTGTGTCTTACACAGTGAATTTTGATGCTCAACGGTACAAGCCGGAACATATCAGGGATCAGCTTCTACGGTTTGGTGGTAGACTTAAGGGTGCCACCGTGTTCCCTGAGCTAACGATGCCTCAGTGCCCTTACGAAAGATTGGAACGGTGGGAGTACGAGTCCACTCTGGCTCATGAGGTTGGGGATGGCATTGATGAAAACTGCACTACCGGGGCGTGCCCGGTACGCTGACCCGAACACAAGCCGTGTGAGGGTAACAACAAAGTAAGGAAAAGTAAATTGTCCGACGTTGATCCATTCTCTGATGTTCCTGTGGACACTGAGGCTCCCGAGCCGTTCACCGAACCGGAACCTAAGAAGGCTGCACCTAAGAAGGTGGCTGCTAAGAAGCAGGAGGTTGAGGTTGCGGGTGACGGTAAGGTCACCATCACCTTGAAGGGCGGTGCAGGGTTTGATGCACCGTGGATTGTTATTCATGCAGCCGATATCCCTGACGCATACCTGCAACTGTCCGGCGACCATGCCGCACTGCTGGTGGAGTTGATGGATAAGGTGAAGAAGGCTGGTGCCCATTTTGCCGGTGGTTCCAGTAAGGGTGCTTCTGGTGGTGCGCCGGCCCGTCCCGGTAATGAGGCTCCAGCCGGTACTGTTGAGGCTCCTGGCCCTGACTGGACCTATAAGACTGGTGTCGGTAAGAACGGTAAGACGTGGAAGGCCTGGATGCCTCCGCGTGGATCGGATGAACCTCCGGTCTGGCTGTAAACTATGGTGGGGGGAGGGTAAAACCTCCCCCCGCCGCACTACCTGTAAAAGGAAATGAATGAGACAACACCATCAGATTGTAGACGGGGATGTGACAACCATTAATGTTGTCGAAACCGTCGAAGACATTGAACCATTCCTGCGGTTTGTTGAAGAGCGGAACATCCTTGGGGTGGATTCTGAAACCACCGGTCTTGACATTTACTCTACTACACACCGTCTGCGGGTGGCGCAATTCGGTGACCACACTACTGCCTGGGTGGTGCCTGTTGAACGCGGTACAGCATTCGTAGAGGCAACCAAAACGGCACTATTATCAACCGACCGGTTGGTTATCCAAAACGCATCATATGATCTACAGGTGTTTGACCGGCATCTGGGTGTGAAGATGGAGGAACTGTGGCCTAAGGTTACTGACACTAAAATCCTTGCACATTTGGTGGACCCTCGCGGTAAGCAAGAAGGTGGTGTAGGGCATTCGTTGGAGGATTTGACCCGGCAATATGTTGATGCTGAGGTTGCATCGAACGTCAAATCGTTGATGGGTTCGCTAGCTAAAACCGCTAAAACCACAAAGGGTGAAGTGTTCGCCGCGATAGATTACGATGATCCTATGTACCAGTTGTATGCCGGAATGGATTCCATCCTAGCAGCCAGACTGCTAGGTAAGCTAACTAAACTGGTGCCGGGTGTGTCAAACAAACTCATCAAATATGAGCACAAACTGGCAGAAGTATGCGCCATCATGGAGCGTACCGGATTCGTGTTGGATGTGGAATATGCCACCATGTTGTCGGAGAAACTGCACTGCGACGAACTAGATTATGTGTGGAAAGCAGGCCAGATGGGCTGCGAGAATGTTAACTCCACCGAACAAGTAGCTGATGTTCTAGAATCTAGGGGTGTCGCTATCACAGGTAAAACCCCGACAGGCCGGCGTAAGGTGGATAAAGTTCTGCTGGAACGTCTGGTGGATGATGGGGACGAGTTCGCCCACGCAGTAGTCGAAGCTAAAAAGGCGAGGAAGTGGAGAACAACATGGGTAGATGGCTTTCTGAGGCAAGCGGATTCTGCGGGAAGGTGCCACGCATCAATCCAACCGTTGAGAGCAAGGACAGCGAGAATGTCCATCACCGGGATACCGGCGCAAACACTACCAGCGTCAGACAACCTCGTCAGAAACTGCTTTGTTGCGGAACATGGGCATTCGATCTGCTCAGTAGACTATCAGGCCCAGGAGTTGCGTGTATTGGCTGCCCTCTCAGGGGACCAGACGATGCAGACAGCGTTCAAGAACGGTGACGATTTGCACCAGATCACCGCTGCCGCTTCCGGCGTGGACAGGAAGATCGGTAAAATGACTAACTTCCTGACAGTGTATGGTGGCGGTGCAAGGAACCTGTCACAGCAGGCGAACATTCCGTTGGATTTAGCTAGGCAGGTCATTGCAGGGTTCGATAAAGCCTACCCTAAAGTCAAACCTTACTCTAAAAAGTTGCAGCAGGATGCACAAATGCGGGGTGAAATCACCACACCATCAGGTAGGGTGCTACCTGTGGATAAAGAGCGGCCGTATGCGGCATTGAATTATATGGTGCAGTCCACAGCTAGGGATGTTACCTGCGCTGGTTTGATCCGGTTGCATGAGCAGGGATTCACACCATATTTAAGGTTACCGATCCATGATGAAATACTGGTGTCTATACCTAAGGATAAAGCACAGTGGGGTTCTAAAAAGATAGCGGAGATTATGTCATCTAATTTTAAGGGTGTGTTTATGAAAACTGAGGCTAAGGTTGGGGATAGATCGTGGGGTTCACTGTATGAATGATGAAACAATTAAACTAGAATGTTATATCTGCCACCAACCCTACGAAATCAGTTCAGACTCACCAGGCTGGGCATCCGTATGGGATTCCTGCCCTTCGTGCCAACTAGAGGACGACAAACATGAATGACGAAACGTATCAATCTGGTACGCGACGCCTCAAACTCAGGGGCCGCATCGCCAACGCGATCTACGAAGCCAGCGACGAATACACCCGAAAGCTGATGGTGAACCCGCGACTTCCGGGCTGCGAGGATACCTATGGCGATTACAAGCCGATCTGCTACCAGTTGGCCGACGCGGTGATCGCTGAACTCAACCTGAAAATCGTGGTCGATTACATGAGCGCAGACGGGCAGCACCGAAACTTTATGCTTGCAGGTAACTACACAACGGAGGAAGTCAAGTGACTGACGAAGAATTTTTTGCCCACCTGCTAGACTTGTGGGGATACACCACGGGTGCTGAGAACACATATTGGGATTTCAGGTCTGATGGTGACGAAGGGTGGGATGTTCACTCCACCAGCCAGGATGGTTCAACCACCTTTGTTGGCTATTTCGATCAGGAGGTTGACGCAGATTTTGTTACCGCCATCCACGGGTGTTTACCCGATCTGGTTCGCCGGCTAGAAAATGCTATTGACAAAGCGAACATGTATGAGCTAGCCCATGATACTTGCCAGCGGGAACTGTATGAATCAGAATTGGAGATTGTTAAGTTGAGGGAGCAATTGAAGTGAAATGCCCGTACACTAAGGAAAACATGTATGATGCCGGGGATGGTGTTGTGATGTGTGAATCGTGCCGGTGCTGGGGATTTTCTAAACAACAGGTGCAATACTGTTTGGGTTGCGGCCTTCCCCATGACGGGGAGTGCAAGCGCCCGTGGCGGCGGCGTAATGAAGTTCTATAACTTCACTTAACAAAAAATGGGGGAGGGAGGAATTAACCTCCCTCCCCCAGGAGGACTACTTAGGTAGCAGTTGGTTCATGGCCTGCTGAACAAGACCACCGATCACCGGAACCTGACCAACTAAACTACCAGTAATGTCTTTCAACACATCCAAGTTAACTTGGGCTTCTTGAGCCTGAGAAATAACTTGATTGGCTGATTCTCGTAGTTGGTCAACCGGCGGCAACGCCGGATCGTGTAACCCGTCCTTGATTTGCTGGTGAGTGTGCCTAGCTGCTGTTGCTGCACCGGTAGCACCGAACAGACTAGCGATAGTCAAAATCAAAGTGTTTGTAGACTCACCCTGACCTGTGTCAATAACCCCTAACTGAACTAGAATGGGGATGACAGCAGCAGCCAAACCCGTAGCCAGATACAGCCACCTTCTTGTTTGTGCATTCATTATTTCACCAACGCTTTCAACAGTGCAGGTTCAACCTGCTCAATTTTACCCAACACTCTCGACAACACCGTCTGGTCAACCTTACCCAACACCAGTTTAGCGCGTTGGATAAACTCCGGTGACGTATCTGCGCCGTGGCCGGCTGCTGACCTGACCACACGATACACAGACTCCACGTCACCGATAGTGACGGCAGACCATTCAACCCACAACTGATGCAACAACGCATCATCATTCAACGCAACCGACTCAAGTGGGCCTAGCGGCCCCTCTCCCGGCGTTCTATACGCAGACCGTGAACTAACACCAGACTGCTGTTCCGGTGCCTCTGTGTGGCTTACAGGGGCCAATACGGGGTGTTCCTGTGCGGCTTGGACACTAGCGTAGGCGTAGGCGTGGGGTGGGATAGCGCTAGCTGCCTGCTGCAAACTCATCCAATAACCGAACGGTGCAAACCCAGGATCAGCTATCCAAACATGTTTCCCTCCCGGCCCGTCATCCGCATAACCCATGCACGCAACATAATGCCAGATTTTATGGCCCCGGTACTGCGGCGAAACAGACCCTCTAGTTCCTCTAGGGAAGTTACTGCTAGGTACTTCAAAATTAAGTACACATCCGAATCCCGCATCAATACTCCCCTTAATGTTATCCCACAATGCATCAGTTTCACGTTGGGATGGGGGGTCGTGCGGCAGCCACACAGCCTTATACTGGCCGTTAGTGACACGATTCAACACAGGCAAAGCCTGCTCCACAGTGTTAGTGCCATCAGTGGTAGTGCCAAGTTCGCGGATCAACTGATCTTCCGACATGTCAACCCCGGCACCTTGCAACACAATCTGTGTAGACGCAGGGCCACAATCCCAAAACTTTTCCTGGGCCACCCGCTGCTGCGAATGGTCATACTCCAATACCTTTTCGGTCACATCCACAACCTTCTCAACAATAGTAGTATCAACAATCGGACCTTTAGCTGGGAGAGTACCTGCATAAGCAACAACATGATATGCAGCATTGCCGGCAGTCAACCACTGAGACACAAAAAACTTCATACCATTAGGCACATCAAGTTTACTGTCCGGTGAAATGTATCCGCCATACAATTGCGGCAACTCTTGACCAGAAACATAATCCAGACGATTAGCTTGACCCCAATCATCCTCAGGATCAGCTACACACAATGCTGATTGTCGATAATTCTGTTCATCAAAAAACGATAGCACAGCATTGCCCTGAACATTCCTCAAACACAATTCACCGTAACGCCCACCCAAAATAGGGTTACCGTTATTCACAGGCAGCCATTCCCCCTTAGGGAAATCTGATGCCGAACACTTCCACATCCTGATAGGGCCATCCCTACGCAACCCGTGAGTCCCCACAACATACACGTCATCACCAAACTGGTCGAATGACAACATAGTGGTACACGGATCAGAACCAGGGTGGGGGAAACCGAATCCGGTCAAGTTCCAGTCAATCAAATTTTCTGATTGCCAAAACTCAGTCATTGTTTCTTTACCCAAACCCTGAGTTAACATCACCGCAACAAACCATGTCGAACCGACACGAATAAAATCGCACGGCAACACGGTGCTGAAATCAGGATTGTTGTGGCCGTAATCCCACAACTGTCTAGCAGGCTGGGTAGCGATACCGTCCCTGATCGGGACACCCAAACAATTGAAATCGGTGTCGAAACACGCCAGCGTCGGAGACCGCCAATCCTGACCCCACCCGAAGCTGAAACTGTCACCAAACATTGCGACAATACAATTACGGTCACTGTCCCACCGCATGATACCAAGGTCAGTTAACTCCAACGCTATACTGCTGGTTAACCCTTTTCCTGTAACTTCTTTTAGGAACCCCATCAGTTCTGCCAAGTGATTCCGGTCAGTTCCGGGCCATTAAGGAAACCCAGGATTACGCCGGCATACATCGCCCCAAACCCAAACTGCCTACCAGTGAAACTTCCGACAGCCACAGTCTCAGTGAAATGGGTGATAGTTCCGGCCATCAACGAAACGTCATTGCCGCGTATCTTCAACGCGAAAGAATCGCCATTGTGGACATTCGGTATAGTGTGCTTAGCACCAACATTAGTTATCGCGCCGGTGGCAGACACAGACTGAAGCTGGGCATAGTTAGGCCCGATCTGCACCATCAACCTAGACTGGTCAGTAGCAGACCACAGTGCTTCAATCCACAATCTACAGTGGTCTGTGGTGCCATACCCCGGTGCCTTAGACAACACCGCAGTGATGATGCAGTCAGAGTTGGGCATTGTCACATCAGATTTGCGGTAGTGAACAGCACGGTATGTATTCGGCAGGCCACTGTAACTCCACACCACATACCCTCTGCCATCCGGCCCTAGCTTGCCCGTCGCATCACCGGAATAGGTAGACACCCACGGGGACGGTAGACTCGCAGAAACCGCATAGTCGAAATCGTCATGGCTTCCACCGTTCTGAGCGGCAACAATGGCTGCCACACCAAGATTGGCTTGAGCCGCAGAGGCGGCGGCAGACTGACCGATACCCAGAATACCTGAAATGATATCGACAGCATTCTGAATCGGGTTAGACCCAGTAGAGAACCCTGGAATCAGTGAAGCCAATGCGTTGATGCCGTCAATCAGTTTTTGGAACACGTTAGTGAACCATCCGGTGATAGCGCCGATAACGTCAGTGATAGTTTTGTCTGTCCCTGCCACCCCGCCGAACGCCCCGAACAGAGCATCCAGCAGTTTATGGAAGTTGCCGAACCAGCCTTTTAACGCTGTCACCGCATCCGCCACAGTCTTACCAACCCCGGCCACACCGCCAGAAAACGCTGTCCAGATGCCGTCCACAAACTCTTGCCAGTGGGTCATCCATGTGCCGGCGGCGGTGAGCATCCCGGCCAGTGACACAGTGCCCGTCCCGCCAAACAAACCAAACAGGCCGTTAATCAGATCAGTGACCGTCTTTACGATGGCAGTTAAGCCGTCTGAAACACCTTTAAAAGTGGTATTGACCCAGGTTGTCAAAGCAGCAATAGCATCCGCAACAGGTTTGCCTGTACCAGAGCCGCCACCAAACAGTGAAAACAATGCGTCCAGCAACAATTGGAACCCCGACAAAACAGGATTCAACACACCAGCAACCCACGCCGACAAATCAGATAAAGCACCAGCAGTGCCAGTCAACGCCTTAACAATATTGCCTACAGCATCAGCCAAATCAATACTAGTAATAAAATCTTGAATAGCACTGAGTAGTTGATTGTTAGTAACAAAATCTTGGATAGCTAAAACAAGATCGCTATTAGTCACAAAATCAACAATAGAACCCAATACGCTTTGAAGCTGCACCCAGATGTCGTTAATTTGATCCAACACATTAGACTGGAACCAAGTAGTCAACATCGACAAGTCGCCGTTAGCGACACCAGTGATAGCCTGAACTAAATCCTTAACCCAGGATGTGAAATCAGTCAACAACATAAAAATTGGGCGTTGCTGCAAAGACGAAATAATATTGTTGACAGCATCCACCACAGTACCAAAATGGGCGTCATCCAACCCAAGGAAACCCTTGAACGGTTTCAACGCATCCAACGGCAGCAACTCCAACACCGAACGAAGCAACTCAATCATATTACCCAGAGTAGGCATCGGGAACTCAAAAGCAGCCCTAGCCAAATCCTCAGTGACAGCCTGACCGAAATGGTATTTCCCACCACCAATAATGTATGCACCATCCGGTGCCGTGATAGTCATTCAATAACCTCCGCAACAACAGGGCCATGAGGTTCAGCAGGGATCATACCGGCATCCCGATACTGCTGCAACATAGCCTCATTTTCCTGAATGGTCAAATCGTTGATAGCTGGAATCCTCATAGGTTCAGGATCAGGTGTGCCCACATGAACCCACCTAGCAGCATTATTGTA